ATTCGAACCTTAGAAGATTTAACCCAATCTTGGAAACCAGCATCAGCTGCAATAGTTCCAAAGTCTGGATGTTTAGCTGCTAATTGTTGAGCAGTTTTCATCTTCTTCATTTCGAGTGCAGCCTGTCTAGCTTCAATTACAGCAGGATGCTTCTCAACTGTTCTTGCGACTGCCTGTTTAGGGTCGACAAAAAAGTCTTCATCTAGCGATTCTTCAATAGGCTCTGCAGCTTTCTTGTTGGCTTCGAGTTGTTGTTTTAAAAGCTGGTCTGCAAGGCTTCGTACTTCATGAACCTCGTTTGCTTGACGACCGATAAGCTTTTCAGCTTCTTGGTGCATTCTTGCAATCTCACTAGCTGTTTTACCACGATACTTCTCAGGTAAATCATCTACTGGTTCTTGTGCTACTGGTTCAGGTTGTGCATCAGTTGATGATGCTTCTGGTGTAGTAACATCTTGTACTACTTCTTGCTGTGTGCTTCCAAACAGTTCTTCCTGTTCAATAAAGTTTGCTGCCATTTAAAGTCTCCTGTCACCGAATCAAGTGATTTTAGGATTTATGTTCTAAGGCTCTTTCGAGGTGTCTTAGGCTTCGTTTTGCTTGCGTTCCTGTTTCGCTTTCTCTTCATGCTTTCTAGCCCAAGCATCGTGAGCTGATACATACACTGGGTCTGTACCATCCAACGATATTCGGACTGCAGAAATAATCCGTTTAGCGTCATTGCCGCAAGCTTCACAAGGAACTACAGTTGTCTCATAACCAATGTATTTCTCTGTGATGTGTCCAGCGTCACACTGGAACTCAAATAACCTTTTACTCACCGCTGTCTCCCGACATGAGTTGTTCAAAGGCTGTTTCTGATGCAGGTTTTAAGTTTAGTAACCAATTAAGTATGTCTAATTGACCACGCTTAAGCTGCAATTCAGATTCATTCTGGATTGGTAGGACTTGATTTAAGGAATTGAACATTATCTGTGCATCTTCCATTAAATCTTGCCAACCTTTTGTAGCCATCATCGAAAATCGCTCGTCGTAATAGCTTTGTAACTTTGAATCCATGTTTCTTTGTCCTTTGTGGAGAAACTGTTTAATAATGTTGTAATTTTACCACACTATTTAGTGATTTGTCAAGCATTATTTGACTGTTTTTGCATCTGTAGCTCTACAATCTTGCCTTTGTTATTGATGTCTTTCTCTTTTAGCATCAATTCAGCAATCTTGGCTCGCTTTTCGAACTCATTGTTCTGATTTTGACCGTCAATGTTGGTTGAAAGTGAGCTGATTACCTTAACTTTTAGCTCTTCAGGCATCAACTGAGTCTCTGTAACAGTCTTAGCGGCTTCTGCTTGGTCTCTTTGTGCTCTAGCTTGTAGAGATGCAGTAGTTGCTTGCTGTTGTTCAAGAGCCATCTGAGCTTGCATCTGAGCCATTTGAGCTTGTTGTGGGTCTGGTTGGCTCATTTGAGTCAATGCAGCTTCCATTTCAGCTCTGTTAGACAAACTAGAGTTAGCAATAATGCCCTTCAAGATGATTGGCAATACTGGAGTGTTAGGTCCTAGGGTCTGTAACAAGCCAATTAGCTGTTGTTGTTCGTATTCACGAGCCATGATACCTAAAGTAGCAGTAGGAATGAACTTCATGTCGACAGAAGGATAACGCTCAGGGTCAAACTGCATATAACGGAAAGCAGCTTTCTTAATCAAAGGAACTAAGAAGTCTTCTTGGAAGTTAACTAATGTACGCTTGTACTTCTTAATGATACCTGCCATTGCCATAGACATACCAGCACCTGACGCATCACGAGAAGCTTGAGACACAACACCTTGGCTATCCAAAGTACCTGTTGCCATTAACAACATACGCTCAAACTCTTTAGAAGTATTAAAGCTTTCAGGACTTGTAACACCAAACTTAAACGGTTGTAAGATTTCGTTAGGGTTGCCGTTAGTCAATAAGGCTTTACCTGGACGAACTTCAAACTTAGAACCACGAGGTAAACGAGTAGCGTCCATAGCAATCATTGGTGCTGTAGTCAACGCTAATGAGTCTAGGTGGCTACGAAGCTGTGCATCAATAGCCTTCTGCATATTGTATGCTTTCTCAACTGTACCACGACCCCAGAAACGATTAGGAACTGTGTCATCTTGATAAGCGATTACAGGACGGTCTTTCATCATGTAAGGGTTGGCTTCTGCTTTAAGCAATAAACCATCGTTACCAATCACGATAATAGCTTCTACAAGACCTGAATAAGTATCAGCAGTAGAATCTTCAGGGAATAAGTCTACAACCTCTTCACCTTCGTTTTCAAGCTGTTCTAGGTACTCTCTAGGAACTAAACCATAGTAAGTAAGAATCTTAACTTTGTCGTCTTGATACTGTACATCTTCTTGTGTAGGCTCTAAATCATCTTCATTGCCTGTAGGACCGATATCTACTTTACGATAGATACCTTTTTCCATGCCTTCAACAACTTTGTGAATAGACACAAACTTCTCAATAGCAACACCCATAGCGTCTTCAATAGAAGTAGCATTAGGGTCAATTAAGAAGTTCTTAGGATTTACAGGAACTACTTTAACGCAGAAGTATTCTTGCTCAGATACACCATAAGCAGCTTGTTGTGAGCCTGGAACTGGTAAAGTTGTTGGTACATACTCTTTCTCTTGTTTAACAACAATCTCACCAATACCTGTACCGTAAATCTCAGCCATTAATTCGATTTGGTCAATAGACTTACGAATCTTATGTTTCTCTAGGTCTTCTTTTAGTAATGTGCGGATAGCTTCAACATCCATTGGATTACCGTTGTAATCTTTTACATCGTCTTTGATGTCAAAGAACTCACCGTTACCAAAAATAGCTTCCATAATCTCAGCATGACGAGTCTCTACTGCTTGCTGAGTTGCTGGACTAATTAAACGACTACGCTCAGATTCACGAGTCTTGTCTTCAGCAGCCCAAATACCACGGAAGATACGCTCATACTCTTTCCAGTCTTCTAAGAAGTTCTCATCACGATGGTCTCTCCAGCGGTCTGTATGTCCAACAACAAAGCTTACTAACTCTCTGTCAGACTCAGTTACTTCATCCCACTGAGTACCTTCGTTCACATCTTTAAATTCAGCCATTTTAATCCTTTGTTAATAGCCAGCAATAATATCAATAGGTTCGTAGTCATCGTCAGCATCATCGAAGTTATAACTAGTGATAGCTAACTGGTCAATGTACGACAAAGCATCTGGTAAGTCATCGTGTACACCTGCTGTTGGAAACATTAAGAGTTGGTCAACAAACTCATCAAACTCACCTTCAGCATTTAATACCACACGACCGTGTTCAAATCGTCCTTGTAAAGCCCAGATAACTCTATCTGTCTTTTTCTTGTTACCATGCGTTAAGTCATCAATATGTGCATAAGTATTATTCTTACGCATCAAATCACTTAAGTACGGTAACACAGCATTCTTTAGAGCACCTCGTTCGATACCTACTGCTAGAGGTTCATACTGCTTAATATTCTTTAGAATTCGTACAGCTGTCTCTTCAATATCCCATCGACCAGACTCAATCTTATCGACATACCATAAACCTTCATCAGTTACTTTGACACAAGCAATCGCTGATTTATCCAGTCTGTTCTTAGCGGCAGAAGCATTCTTAGCCACTCCTTCAAAACCAGCTAAGTCGATTGCAATGTACCAACTACCAAACTGTGGTTCTTCACCAAACTTAATCCATTCTTCTTTAAACAACCCTGCACCAGCATTGTTGAAGGAAGACATATACTCTTGATTAAAAGCAAAGCTAGACAGTGTTCTCTTAGCAGCTTCAATCTCTTTAGGGTCAATCGTTTCGTTATCAGCAGTGGTGAAGTGCCAAGACTTCCACTCCTCATCAGTCTCACTCTGTCCTAGCTGATACCAGTCATAGAAGTGGTTTCTTCCTGACGGAGTAGAGATGAACATAGCTCTACCTTTTTTGTCAGACAAAGCAGCACGAAGAACCTTCTCCCAAATCTCTGCTTTAATAAACGCTACCTCGTCCATTACTAAGTAGGTTAATGAGACACCACGAAGCGAGTCTGGGTTATCCGCACCACGAACTAATATCTTACGACCATTCACCAAAGTAATCTCTAGGTTATTGATGTGAGCAGACTTGATAATCGGTCTACCTAGCTCCATCAACAAATCCCAGATAATCGTTCTGGCTTGTCCTAGAGTTGGTGCGACATACATCACACTAGAACCTTCAGGACAGTTAATACCTTCAATCAACAAGGTCACTGCAGACAATCTGGACTTACCACAGCGACGACCAGCAGCAATTACTTTAAATCGAGTCTTATCTTTAAAGACCTCTTGTTGCCACTTCAGTAGCTGAAAGTTTAACTCAGCCATTATTCGATGTCCTTGATATAGACATCAGTGACATCATCATTAACTACTTCATGCTCCGTAGCATCCACAACAGGGTTGCTAATACCAGAGATATTAATACTAATTTGAGGAGTACCTCCACCACCTTGTTTGTCCTTATCAAAATAAGACATTGGTAATACCCTGTCTACACACATCTTTAATGCTGCAGACTGTACAGGATGACCATCAGTTAAAGCTATCTCAATCACTTTGTTAATAACCCTGTCACCAGCAGTTGCTAACAATCTAGCTTTGAACTCAGCGATTCTACCTGCGTCACCATACGACCCAGGAGGTCTACCAATCACACCAGGCTTCTTCTTCTTTTCAATGTCCGACTTCTTGGGACGACCTAGCTTCGGCTTACCATCAACTACTTCTCTTCGTCTAATCTTTGGACGAGGCTTCTTAGGTTCGACAACTTCTTCAGACATTGTATCCTTTTATCCCATAGGGAAAGACTTGTTAAATACTGCGTATTGAACGAACTTGTCAAAAGACAAGAATTAATAAAAATAAGACAAATCTATCTATATAGTCTATATTGTGAACTTGTTCAATATTTGTCGATATCTACTTCAAGAGGGATTCAAACTATCGTTTGTTGTTATCCCTCACTCGTATCGAGCTTTGTGTGCAGACTTTACAGATTCCCTGATAAGAGCATTATAACAAACTATCTGAATCTTGTCAAGTACTTTTCACAAAGAAAGTTAGTCTGAATCTGACAAATTAGTCTAAATAGACGTCTAAAGACTGTGCGGACTTCACCAGGCATCTTAGGTCTCGCATAGCCCACAAGGGTGTGCATTATCGACTTTATAGAACTATATTACTTTTAGTTATTATATTCAATAGCTTAATACAGTTTTCTAC